TTTACGGCGGCCTTCACGGCGGTGAACGTGATCGGCCTACTACGGGAGGCCATGACGGACGAGGTGATGGACAAGGTATTCATGCCTTTGATGAACACTAAGGTGGGTTTCTTGACAGATCGTACAGGTAAACCTAACTCCCGGGGAGAGGTAAAACCTTTATATTCCCGGGATGTCGTAAGAGACGCTATCATAGACGGGATATCCATAGGGTTGTTGCCAACCGGGAATCAGATGAACATCATCGCGGATCGAATGTATCCGACAAAAGAGGGTTATACGGCGCTATTGAGGAAACTCGGGGTCAAATATTTCATAGACACGTCCTACGACAAGGGGCAGACACCCGGTTTCGCCGAGATCCCGTGCAAGATATCCTATGAGCATAACGGGGATAAAAACTCGTTCTCCATCACGGCCACGGTCAAGAAGGACAGCTACAGCTCGCACGACCAATTACGGGGAAAGGCCGAGAGGAAAGCCAAGAAAACCCTATATGAGTATATCACCGGATGCGATCTGGGAGATGCGGACCCGGACGTGAGCGTGGTTGACATCCCTTATGCGGATGTCACGAATGACGAGAAATTAAAGGAGGATTTGAACAACTCGGCGAACAAGGAGGAATTTAGGGCAAAAAAAAGCGATCCGACTACGGCGAGTCAAGATCCCAGACCAAATCCCGGTAACCCCGAGCCACCCAAGGCACAATCATTTAATAACGCCTCTCAAGGCAAGCCTAACTGGATGAGAAGATGAGACTATACGTAGCGGGCAGTTCCTCCTCGGGGAACTGCTACCTATTATATGATGAGAGGGAGATTCTGATACTGGAATGCGGCGTACCTTTCAAGAACATCAACGGCCTCCCGTTCTTCGATCTGGAGAAGGTCGTTGGATGCGTGATATCGCATGAGCACGGCGATCACGCCGGAAGGATAAACGAGTTCCTTGATTACGGGGTAGATTGTTTGGCGTCCTCCGGCACGATAAGCTCGTTATCTTTTACGAGCAAGCGCCTGCCATTGATGATAGAGGAAGGCGTTACCGTAATGGCCGGGGCCTTCTCCATAGTCCCTTTCAAGATCGCCCATGACGCCAAGGAGCCTCTGGGTTTTCTCATAGACCATCCGGATACGGGGCCTATCCTGTTCGTCACGGACACGTACATGCTCTATTATCGGTTCCCGAGTCTCAGGCACGTCATGATCGAGTGCAATTACGACAGGTCTATCCTAGACCGGAACGTGGCGGAAGGGAGGATAAACAAGTCCAGACGAGACCGGACATTGCTATCCCATATGGAGCTAGGAACATGCGTGACAACCTTGGAGGCTAACGACCTCTCGGGGGTTGACAACATAATCCTGCTCCATTTGTCCGATGACAATAGTGACGAGGTTTTATTCAAGGAGAAAGTAAGCGAGGCTACCCAACGACCGACTTTCGTGGCGACACCGGGCTTGGACATAAACCTTACACGGCCATGGTCAAGATAGAGAAGACAGGGACGGACACGGATTTAACGGAGTTCCTTTGCGAGTTGGCCGGATATCCACCCGGTACTTACCAAGTGACGATATATCCCGTCGGAGATCTAAGATCCGGAGAGCAAAACAGGTATCTGTGGGGAGTGGTCTACCCTCTCCTGCTCGAGGGACTCAAAGATATAGGCTACGCTTATACGACTACCCAAGAAGTCCACGAGTTTTGCAAGAGGACGTTTTCTGATAGATACGTGAATTACCATTCCGGAGAGATCATAGACATCCCCGACTCCACCAAGGAAATGGACAGGAAGACTTTCGCCACATATTTACAGGTAATCAGGGAATGGTCGCTTGAATATCTAGGTATCGAGATACCAGACCCACAATACAAGAATAATGAAAGAACTGATATTATGCCTCAATGAGGCTTGCTCTAAAAGGCATTGCCTCTGTCATCAACGGCAAAAACATTGGAAAGACCCGTCTAAAAAAGATGGGGAAACTGTAAGGCCGGAATCGGTCTTACTTGACGGGAACACCCCTTGTAAGGGGTATGTCCCACAATTTGAAAGGAGAAAATATAACATTAAATATTAATGCATATGAGTATAGAGACTAAAAAAAATGAGATCAGGTATCAGACTTAGGATCCAAGGAGAATGTTGAATAAATATCTTACACGACATGTATGTAAGACGTGGAAAGAGGACTTTATTGACGAGGATACCCAAGAGGCAGTCACTATCGAACGAAACGAGATGTTGTTTCAGAGGGGAACACTAATAGATCAAGATGTATTGGCGAAGATCCGGTTTTGCTATGATGCGGGGGATATCAAAGGCGACATTGAGGTCAGTAATCAGAAACGCTTAGGTTTCGAGATTCTTAATGAGTGCCTGTATCCTTATCTGGCACAGGTTTGCATCGATGAAAAGAGATACAAGTTCCTTTTTTACGCCACGGGTATAGAGCCAGCGAACGCATTACTGAAAGATTACATCGAGTTAAACTATAATTTCGGTTTCAGGATCACCATGATCAAGGAATTCGACAAATGCGTGATCCTCACTGATACGTTGAAAGAAAAGAAGACCGATGTGGAACCGTTAGAGATACCAGAAAACGCCCCTGAGGATAATCCGGACACGATGGAGGACGAGGAGCCAAAAGATGATAATCGAAAATTCTATCAGATTGAGACGAAAATAATGTACGGAGAGGTCGAGTCATCTGGAACCTTCGTGGTAAACACTTATAATGTGGAGCGGGCCATGATGCTCATCAACGCCTATCTCAAGAAACAGGAGGACGATCATGAAAGAGAGGCCAAGGAAAAGGGATGGACGTTCGAGAGAAAAGAGATTCATCCCACAATAGAGGCCGCCAAGCCAATATCCATAGGAAGATTTATTCCCAAGGAGTTCTCTTTGGCTTACAAATGATTCGTGTTTTTCATGGTATTAGATTTGGGTTAGAATGATTATCCCCGCCGTTCGCGAGGATATGCGGGGATTTCGGGCGGTAAGTATTCCGGGATGAAACGTTACGGAGTGCGCATGACGTAAAGAGGCCGGTTCGATCCCGGCACCGTCCACGAATAACAAACATCTAATTATGGAAACAATACAGAATTTAGATCACTTGACAATGGCCATGTACCTTATCACCGCAATACTCGGACTTATAGCAGTGATCTTGGCCATATTCTTACTAATAAACGATAAAGAAAGGAGGAATCCATGGGAAAGAAAAGATACGAATTGGTGATAGCCGTTGACCCAGACATAGATAAATCCGGCGTATGCGTACTGTCTCCTTCGACGAGACAGTTAATTCTAAAGAGCCTCCCCTTCCCTGTGTTGGTCGATTTCATAAAGGAGGCGAGAGAGAGGTACAAGGGAGTAGACATAGTGGTCATTGTCGAGGCAGGATGGCTTAACGAAAAAAGCAACTTCCATAAATCGAGGGGTAAATCCGGCGAGAGGATAGCCAAGTATGTAGGTCGTAACCAGCAAACCGGGATATTGCTTCTCCAGATGTGCGAGCACATAGGTATTCCCTGCGAAGAGGTAAAGCCTTTGACCAAGCATTGGAAAGGGGACGAGGGCAAGATAACCCATGAGGAACTCTCCTACATAGTCGGTCCCTTGCCTAAGAGAACGAACCAAGACCAACGTGACGCTACGATTCTGGCTTGGTGGTACGCCGATCTACCAATAAAAATAAAGACTTGGTGATATGGCGAAGAAGAGAGACGAGCAAGAAAAGCAAGAAAAGGTGAAATGCGCCGATTGCGTGAACGGCAAGCCTCACAAGGGACTAGCTGTATGGTGCATAGTGCTAAATACCGGAAGAGTAGCTAATAGTCTTAGGTTTTGCGATGTATTCAAAAGGAAATTATGATTACATGATATAAAAAACATGCTTATGGAGAATTAGCGTATGGATACAAGGAAAGAGCTGACAAGCTATTTTCCGCACGATAGCAATGCCAGAAACTCAGATAAGCTGATTCGTTTACGAATGAGGCATAAAGCCGCCGGATATGGTGTTTTCTTCATGATATTAGAACGTCTTAGAGAGGAGCCAAACTATATGAGTGTCAAAGATTATAACATGATAGCCTTTGACCTTCGTGAGGACGCATCCTTAATAAAATCCGTCATTGAGGATTTCGGGTTATTTGTCTTTACCGAGGACGGTAAGTACTTCTACTCCGAGAGTTTCAAGCAAAGGATGGGATTCAAGGACGAGAAATCAAGAAAACGATCAGAAGCCGGGAAGTTAGGCATGGCTAAAAGATGGGGAAATAACAATGTTATAACAAATCCGCAAAGTAACGATAACAATGTTATAACAAAAACGGATGAAATTATAACAAGAAAAGAAAAAGAAAGAAAAGAAAAAGAAAGAAAAGAAAAAGAAATACCCCCTCTATCCCCCACGGGGGGAAGCGGAGGAGGAAGTTTTTTTAATCTTTCTAGGAATGACCCGCCGCCTTCGGACGGCGTGAAAAGGAATTATGAGGCTTTGACACGGGAACTCACCAATTTCAAGCTCTCTCCCGATGAGTTCAATACTATTTGCGAGTTATCGAACTATGGAGAGATAGGAAATCCCGTGTGGAAACTATTGCAAAGGATACGGGATAGCCGGGAGGGGAAATACAAGATCGATCATCCCGGAAGATTTTTGATATCCAGATTAAAAAACAATGATTAAGACCGTAACTCTCTATCCGGGCAGATACGCATATATCTGTCCTTGCGGCCATCCCTATCAGGTGATGACCTTATACAGGAAGACTAGTAACGTAGCGGTCTATTGCTTCGCTTGCAAGCAACAGACCGGAAAACACATAAGAATCATGGATCAGAACATAGATTTCGCCGTTAACTCGAATAACAAGTTGAACGGCACGTATTTCACCGCATTGAGGTTGCACGATCCGATAAAGTATTGCGTGGGGAACGTACTCACGGTTTCGGTCAAGCAGCAACCACGAGGTAAGGCCAAGATTATCAGGGTAAACAGTTTCACGATAGACAAGGTAAATGACTACATATCGTGCTTGGATTCCGGATTAAAGGCCGATGAGTATAAGACTATAATCAAGAAGACATATTCCGGCAAGGGGATAAACTGGGACAAACAGCTTTTAGACTTTTGCCTGTTTGAATACTTAAACAAGTGAAAATGGAAATAATCAACAGACTGAAGAACACCCCTACCGGATTGATCGTGTTGGTAGGAGACATGAAAATTATCGTGGAAAAGTACAGGCCGTACTACAACGGGCAGAACAAGATCCCGTGCAGGGGATGCGTCTTCCGGGACGAGGGAGCGAGATTCTGCGAATACTCATCTGCTTGCATGGCCCATCTGAGGCCGGATCATGAAAGCGTAGTTTTTGCTAAAACGAGAGAGACATGACACATGGATCATTATTTTCTGGCGTGGGCGGCTTTGACCTTGCCGCCGAATGGATGGGATGGGAGAACCTGTTCCATTGCGAGATTAACGAGTGGTGCCAAAAGGTACTGAGGTTCCATTTCCCAAAAAGCATTCAATATGACGATATTACAAGAACTGATTTCACTCCGTGGAGAGGGAAGGTTGACGTACTCACAGGAGGGTTTCCTTGCCAGCCATTTTCAGTCGCAGGACAACGAAAAGGACAGGAGGATGACCGTTACCTCTGGCCGGAAATGCTCCGTGCTATACGAGAGATACGACCCACTTGGGTCATTGGTGAGAACGTTGCTGGAATCCTATCGATGGTACAACCCGGCAGTGAGGTACAGGAGGTGATTTGGATTAATTATGATTTAGAGAAAACATTGTTTTGATATGAAAAAAGCAGGAGATATAGATATTCCAGAAAAAAACAAAATGGATAACATATTCACGATTTGCTATTCAAGGCAGGAAGCCAATGAGATCGGACATTTCATTATGAGCAATGGATACGAAGGCGTTCAGAATGACAGCTATAGATATTGTGATCTAATGATTCGGGCAGCGTTAAAAGAAGCCGTGAGACATCATGAGAATTGTATATATGTCGGTGTTAGCGGATGCCAAATGATTGTATCCAGAACAAAAAGAGGGCTTAGAAGAAAGGGACTCAAATATATAGAGAAGAAACGGTTGTTTTACAATTTATTAAAGAATTATAGATTAACAATTAAATCCAAATTGACATGAAAGCGAGAATAAGAAAGACTGGGGAAATCGTTGATGTTATCGCCTTCAAATCTTCCGAAGCCTGTCCTGAAAAGGATTGGGTGCGCTATGTGGATTCCGAGGGGCTTGATCTCATACAGGAACTCAACGCTCTAGAGGATCTAGAGGTTATAGATAAGACGGAGGATAAAGCCGTTGATTGGAAACAACGCAGATATGATATTGCAAAAGAAATGATGGCAGCGTTTCTTAGTAATTCAAGCAGAGAAGTCTATGAAGGCACTTTTAAAACACAAGCAGAATATGCCGTAGCTTTTGCCGATGCGCTCATAGCGGAATTGAAGGAAGGAGGCAAGGAATGACATACCAGCAACTAATCGACAAATGGGAAGGTCAGCTCTCTCTCTGGAGAGATACGGCCAAGGACAATCTGTTTCGCACGAAAGAAGATAGAGAAAAGGCTCTCTATTACGCATCCTCTATCTCTGCTTTCTTGATTGATTTGAAGGATATGGATAAAAAGGAGGTAAACAATGAGAAATAAAGAATTGATTGCTCTTCTCCAAGAGCAAGACCCGGAAGCGGAGGTAATGATCCGCACGTCCGATGGAGAGTATGAGTACGATCCGGTGGATGTAACATGGGACGAAGAGATAGAATGCGTGATTATTCAGGAGGGATAGATATGAACTTATTTAACGAGGAGATAGAACAGCAAGCTATAGAACGTATTCAAAAGTTCGCTAAAATAGCTAGAGCCATGGGTTTCGAGGTATGTCTTGGATTCTCCGGAGGGAAGGACAGCCAAGTATGCTATGACTTGTGCAAACGTTCGGGAATAGATTTTAAGGCCTATTTTAACCATTGCTTCGAGAGTAATATCACGATTCGGTTCATAAGAGAAAATTATCCAGATGTCATATATAGAAGGGTTGTTAAAGAAGGGTTCATCCGTAATATCAGAATAAATCATAGAGGTTTTTTCCCTTCTGTACAATCCGCTTATTGCTGCAAGGATTACAAACATAACCCGGAATCGGCAGATGATTGTAGTATTGTAGGTGTACGGAAAGCTGAAAGCGCAAAACGAAGGGCAAGGACAACGTTTGAAGCGAAAAACAAAACCGTAATGAAGCGGAACAAATCACTGTTCAACGATTACTTCGAGGATCGGTGCCAGTCTATCGGAACGACCGGTATAATCCAATTGAAGCCAATTATTGATTGGACGGACACGGATGTTTGGGATTACATTAAGAAGTATAATTTACCTGTAAATACTGAATATAAAACCTCGAAGCGTGTTGGGTGCATTGTGTGCCCTAAAGCAGATTTCGCATCAAACAGTATAGGATTGATGAGATACCCAAAACTGATAGACGCTTTCATATTGGCGAAGGAAAAAGGAGGATCTAAAATAGATTGGATGATTACATCAGAAAATCTCGATTGCGAAGACAACAAGCCTTACTATATCTGCCGTTGGCTTAATCACTCGTTCATGCCGTTCACTAAAAAGCAAGAGGTATTGTACGAGAAATTTAGAGAGAAGTATGACAATATAAAAAGGAATAAAGATGGAAAATAAAGTAAAACAATGTCCCGAGTTCCCCTTTTTCGGCGCATCTTATCCAGACGCAATATGCTGTGACGGCTATCTATGGGATCTTGACTCATATGATAGCGAGGTTGGGGGATTGATCATAGGCGGGGATGTCCCCTGCCCTTTCTGCAAGACCGAGGAATTTATTGAGCATGATCCTTTTTCCAAGGAAGATGAGTTCTATGAAGGTATTGAGGATGAAGAAAAAGCCAAGGAAAAAGCTCGTGAATGGTACTTATCTTACATCGATAAATTGAGGGAAAGATATGGATAATATAGGATTATTGGCCGTTGATAGCTCATATCCCAATCTAGCCTTGATGAAAATAAGCTCATACCACAAGGCTAGAGGCGACACCGTGGATTGGTACAACCCTTTCGATCATTACGATAAGGTCTATATGGCCAAGGTCTTCGGATTCACTCCGGATTACCGGCAATATATGACTAATTGTGATCAAGTTGAGAAGGGAGGAACCGGTTATGACATAACGAGGAACCTACCTGATGATATAGATCGTACATACCCTGATTATAGCATATACGGCATAGAGAAAGAGGCATACGGTTTCTTGACCCGTGGATGCCCCAATAAATGCAAATGGTGTGTCGTTCCGGCCAAAGAAGGGAACATAACGCCGTATATGGATATAGAGGAAGTGGCCGGAGATCGGAGGCACGTGATCTTAATGGATAACAATATCCTAGCCTCCGATTATGGTTTACGGCAGATCGAGAAGATCGTATCCATGGGACTAAGGATTGACTTTAATCAGGGTTTGGACGCTAGGCTGATAACGGATGATATCGCCAGACTTCTAGCGCGGGTTAAATGGATAAAGCGGATACGATTTGGATGTGACACGCCCGGGCAGATAGCCGAGGTCGAGAGGGCGGCTAGGTTGATTGACAAGCATGGATTTAAAGGCGAGTATTTCCTTTATTGCATACTTATGGAGTTTAAGGAGTCATACCGTAGGGTAAATCACTGGAAAGGCGTAAGCCGTAGATTTGTACTACATTGCCAGCCATACAGGGATCTTAATAATCCAAACCAAGTCGTACCGCAATGGCAAAAGGACATGGCGCATTGGGCTGACAGGAAAGAGCTATACATGAGTTGCGACTTCAAGGACTTTACCCCGAGAAAAGGTTTTAAATGCAAAGAATATTTTAACAATCAATGATTATATGAGTTGGGGAATGAACGTCAGGCAAACCAATGATAACGGAGAGAACACCGTTATTGAGGTCTGGTTCCATGATAATTTTATAGCCTTTCATTATCATGGATGGATAGACAAAAAGCAAAGGAAGATAGCGGAGAAATGTACACGTCACCGTTATATATGGGGTAAGTACTATGTCGCAATGGAGACAATACTACCCTTCTATGCGGTGAGAAAGTTTCTAATGACACCGAAATGCTGGGTTAACTTTATTAAGTGGTTTTATAGGGCTTGGAAATACAATAGGAGGATAAAGTATGAAGAAAATAATGAAAACCATTCATGTGTATAGCGAAGGCAAATATATGGGGAATATAATGTACAACCATAGAATTCCCCTGTTCTCAGAGGAGGAACTTGAAGATGAGATATTAAGTTATTTTCCTAATCTTAAAGGGAAAAGATGGAATTTAAAATTTTGCTAATAAATAGAAATCATGAATCAAATTTGCACAACCAAAGAACAATCATCCCGGCTATTAAAGGCCGGGGAAGCTTGGTATTCATTTCGCCAAAAGTCAGTAAGGTACAATAGTAGAGCTTGTGAAGATATATTGAGGAAAGGAGGATCAAATGCGTGAGATTAAATTCAGAGCGAAGCGTATTGATAATAATAAATGGGCGTATGGTGGATTGGTTCAAGCCGACGACTATTGCATTATAGACCAGCAGAATGAACTGTATGTTGAGAGAGAGTATAATTTTAGAGGTGATACTCACTTCTTTCAATTGTCTGGAGTTATGTGCGATAAAACAACCGTAGGCCAGTTCACAGGCCGAAAAGACAAGAGCAGAAAGGAGATTTACGAGGGGGATTTAATAAAAGCCCCAAGCGGACGTATTTATGCCGTTATATTTTCAACATGGAAACATGAAGAGAAAAGAGAATTTTTCAAAGTAATTGATTTATACGAACATACAGGATGGTGCATATCCCTAGATGGGGTTAATCCATGCGAACTGCTAGACTCGGAGGTGTGCCAAGGAAATGTTATAGGCTCAGTGTATGACAATCCCGAACTACTGAAAGGAGGTGAAAAATGAAAGCAATAACTATTAAACAGCCTTGGGCAAGCCTTATCGTTTATGGACTGAAAGACATAGAAAATAGGAATTGGAAAACAAGCTACCGAGGGCGTGTCCTAATACACGCTGGAATGAAAGCCGATAATCATTGGTCTGCATCTATGACCATATGTAATAAGGTAGATGAGTTTCTTAGAGAAATTTCAAAAAGTGGTACAGATTGGAGCAATTATCATTTTAGCGCAATCATTGGTAGCGTTGAGATTGTAGATTGTGTTCGTAACCACCCATCGCCATGGGCAGAAAAGGATGTTTGGAATTGGGTACTTGCAAACCCTGTAATGTTTGACAAGCCGATAACAGGCGTGAAAGGCAAGCTTTCGTTTTGGGAATTTAAACAATAAGTTTTCAATGGAAAGAGATATTGATATGGTAAATATATAAAAGTTATGACAAAACAAGAATACCAACAACGATTTCAAGATCTGAATAATCAGATTGAGAAACTAAAACTTGAATACGTAAATTCTCTACCATTCAAAAAGGGGGATTTCGTTCGGGTAAACAACAAAGGCAAGTATATTGAAGCATATATCGAAGATGTATTTATGCCGATATATGATTTGTCAGGGAATCGATTTAATCTTTTGGTGGAAGATAATGAAAATAACGAATATTGCTATGTTATAGCGTATATACAGATTGAAGATATTGAAGTTATAAAAAGAGGAAAAGACAATGAGCAAGATTGATACGGGGCAGACTGTAGAAGAAGCGGCTCTTGATGCCGCATTATTTGAAGATTATTGCTATAATGAGGATTTACAACCTTACTATATTGAGGGATTCAAGAAGGGTGCCGAATGGCAGGCAAAGCAATCCCCGTGGGTAAGCGTGAAGGATCGGCTACCGCCACCCGGAGAAGAGGTTCTGTTATTTGATATAAATTCTATAAGACATCTTGTCTTAGGCTGGTTAAGAGAGAATAAAGGATATAATAAAAGTATGTGGGCTTTGTCAAATGGTCATGTTGATGATGAAGACATTACACACTGGATGATAATACCTGAAAATTATGGATAATTCAATAAAATGCCCATTCTGTCATTCGACTAGATACATAAAGGGATCTTTTCTCTGTGGGTTATATAATTGCAAATGTCTAAATTGCGATAAGTTATTTCTGGTCACGGTAAATGATGGTAAAAATATTTATATGATCGAGAAACGTAGCAAAAATGAATAGTATTAACCGAGCCTACTATGAAGGCTCATAATTTAAAAGATATGAAACAGATAGATGTAGAGGTCAGTGCTACCATTAGCATGAATTACGATCCGGAATCAGAAGAATTTAAGGATTCACTTGAAAGTTATCGGGATGCGATAGAGGACGGTGCCAGTGAAGAAGATATGCTCCGGCAGATAGCATGGTACATAACAGCATTCGGTACAGAAAACATGATAGAGGGTATCGGTTATGTATCTGTGGATGGTGAAAAGAATGGTGATCCAGAAGACTGGTGCGGAGTAGATATCGTGAATAGCCTCAATATAAATGATACTCCGGATTTTCAAACAACTATAATTTAACCTCTAATAACATGTGCGTACTTATTTACGACGGGGATGTAGAAATACAATCCCCTAAACAACTAGAGGATCATTTCCCGCAAATCACGAAAATGATCCCAGCGGAAGGGTATGACAATATCATACCAGAATCTTGCCTGTGCCAAGTGGACATAGAGAATACTCTTGATAGTGCCGGAATAAAGTATATTGAAGATTGCGGGGACTATATAATCATTAAATAATAAATAAATTGAAATCATGAGATTAAGACAAGCCAGCATATGTATTGGACGGAGGCCGGGAAGAAGTTCATCCTTGATTTGTTATAACCTTAAAATTTCAGCCTAATGAGAGATAAACCTTTTTATGAGCTGTTATCACGCATAGATGATGACAGTTTATTGGCCAACTTTTTCAATAAGGTGTTAGGGAATTTGGATATGGCGAGAATCATATCCGCACCCCGTACTTTTCGTCATAAAGATGATGAAAATAGCCGATATTGCATTGATCTTTTTTATGATACATGCTTGTGGGAAATGTATCTTCATCAATTCATATACAAGCTGAATGGATGGATAAAAACACTGGATGAATACCTGACAGAGTTTAGTGGGAGCTGGAAATATTACGCTTCCTCGAAACGTATCGAGAGCGTTAATGAATATGGCGGCGATGACGATGACTATAACGAGGATGGAAGCGTGAAAGTCATGGATATTCCCAATGACAGGCTTGAGCCTTACTCAGTCATAAGGGAGTTGGTCTGTGATGATTGGACAGATATAGTTCAAGAGACCATCCCGAAAGATTTGGAGAGGCTATACGGATGCCTACAAGCAGAGGCTAATTTATCCATAGCGGATTTTTTCAAGGACAAAATGGGAGTTGATATACCTATGTATCAAAAAGATGACAATGGCAATATGGTTAAGATGGGATTCGCAGACAAAGTATTGCATAAAGCCGCTGAACAAAACAATTCAGAGGTCATGGGATCGTATGTATTGTTGGCATGCTATTGTATGCATGATCTTGTCTCCGCCATAAAATCGTTAAATCCATTTGAAGACAACGTGGAGGCATTGACTAGCGTAAGGAATGACTCAGTGCGGTTTCTATCCATGTCCTTTAGTAATATGGATGTCGTAAAAAAATACATGTCATCATAACAGGCACATCAAGGCCATCTAAATGCAATAGGTTTTGATCAATATGTCAAAACCTATTACTTATATCATATAATTTTATCGCAAAAAATGGAACAGCAAGATATTTCATTATCCTACGGGATACACCGTTCTCCATCTATCGGAAACGAGGGGGAATTATCAGAATGTGTAAATTTGATACCCAAGAATGGTGAGTTGGTGAATATACAGCCTCCGAAAGAATTAGGCATAACCCTTCCGGAAGGATCGGTACTTATGTACGTGCATCGGACAAAGGATTTCCTTCACTATATCTTTTTCCAGACGAATGTTTTACGTTATGCGGATACGGACGGAACGACCCATCTTATTGGAGCGAACCAATATGACAAAATACCCAAAGCTATCACGTCCATAGGAAACACCTTGATTGTAATAAGCGAAGATCCTATAAGATATTTACTTTGGGATGGAGAGTTTTATAAGGAATTAGGAGATAAGCCCCCCTTCCCTATCCTGTCATTCGGATTGGTAGGATCATTGGATAAGACCGAACAATTGTCCGTATCCGTTGATCCTCCCTATGATGGAGCCTTTACGGAAGATCAACTATCAACTATCAGTAATTCCGTGATGGGATATGTCTCAAAATTTATCAGGGAGAGAAGCGTGGATAGAGGCATGTTTATATATCCGTTCTTTATTCGTTACGCTTATAGACTATATGACGGAACGTCTTACATGCAATCAGCCCCGATACTGATGATACCATCGTCCGGAGTAACTCCTCACGTTCCATTTACTATTGATGTGGACACAGACGATTTTGACGCAAAGATCATTGTAAACTTCATTATATCCTCAGTGGTATGCTCCATTAATTACAAAGTCAGCGGAATGGGGAATCAAAGGGAATGGTGGAAGGACATAGTTAAAAGCCTTGATATATTCATAACGCCGCCAATATACACCTTTGATTATTATGGGGAGATTAATGGGGCGCAAAAAATATCAGACGATAACGGTTTCGGGGTGTACTCTATAGGTGGAGGATATTACAATAGGCATACATTCGAGGGAGCCTTATCCATAGCCCTGCCGGGATCAGGTTATACCGATCAATTCGTCTTACCCGGAAAGGCCATGGATAATAAGGTGCCGGATAATTCATTGTTTTACAAAGTAGCAAGCATAACGTATGAGGACTTGTGCGGTTATAACGGGGGTGAAAGACACTCTCTCACTTTAGAGGATAATGTGCTGGAATCGTTGCAAAATCGAGAGCAACTTGTTGACGCGGACGGGTACCAGAATTTAGATTGGCTAATACCTGATTATTCCTATACTTATAACCAGCGGTTAAATTTAGCTAATATAAAAAGGATACTATTTGATGGTTATCCTCCGGAGTCCATGGTAACGTACAACGATGGTAGCAGCACGTTGAGCATAAAGGTTTTCATAAGAGAAGGAGAAAAGGATATCGTCGTTCAAACATCCTCCTCATATAACCTTGGTATCAATTTGCATTACCTATATTACCCCAACGCTAACGCATACAAGATGGTGATAACACGGAATTCGGACGGATACCAAGCGATCGTTACCCTCTCTCCGCATAACACGCTGAACGGGGCTTACTATTTCGACTCATACGCCCCGATCATATTTAAACCGGGCAGCGATAGCACACCAATATCAACGGACAAGTCGGTCAATATGCCAAACAAGATATATACGTCCGAGGTCAATAACCCGTTTTATTTCCCGTTGGCGGGAATAAACACGGTGGGAACCGGTGAGATCGTAGGTATCCGATCCACCACGAAAGCGCTGTCCCAAGGGCAATTCGGGCAGTTTCCCTTATACGCTTTCTCTTCCGATGGGATATGGGCCTTGCAATTATCGGACGCGGGATTGTATTCCTCCATCCAACCTATAAGCAGGGATGTTTGCAATAATCCGGATAGTATCACGCAACTGGATTCCTCGATAGTATTCAGTACCGAGCGTGGCCTTAAATTATTGCAAGGCTCCGATATCAGCCTTTTATCGTCATCGTTGGAAGGAGTAAATATTGATGAGACATTCTTTAATGTCAACCCGGATTTTAGCGATCTTTTCATCCCGGACACGGAAACTTTCGTAGAGACATTGCGAACTTGTAAAATTGCCTATGATTATACGAATTCCCTATTGCATATTTATCCCAAAGGGACTAGAAAGCATTATGTATATTCTTTGGATACCGGGGAATTCTCCACTTTCGTAGGGGAAGAGGTCAAGGCCATGGCGCAAGATTATCCAAGCTCGGTAGTGCAAATAGGTAACGCCTTGTACTCACTGGAAAAATATGTCTCGGAAGATACCAGAAAAGGCATAGCGATCACACGTGCCTTGACGTTAGGAGATCCTTTCTCTTTGAAGGTACTAGTCGATCTTAGGACGTTGGGTTTACGAAAGGATGAGTCCTCAAAAATCAAGATAGCGGTATTCGTAAGCGCGGATAGGAAAAATTGGTCTCGGCTTAAATCTCTTAGACAAAGGGCTTTTAAATACTATCGGCTCGTTTATTTCTCAAACCTATATGATTTAGATACATTATCAGGAACCAGAGTAAGATTCGAGACTAGAAGGGATTGGAGGATGCGTTAAAGTACCCCTCGGCCTAGCCGGGGGTATATGTCATTTTTTTTGCTTGTAACTGGCCGCTACCTTCAACAACTCAATAGCGGAATTAGTGTTTTTAGCGTCCTCGAACTTTATAGAGGATACCTTTGGTACCACGAACTCACTAGCCTTTAAATAAACAGCGCATTTATCCTTATCCTTTAGCTTGAGGAAAGCTTTCTTGAACTCTTCCTGATTGTCGATTACGAAATCACGGAAAAAATTCTTTATCTCCGTGTTCTTATTCCGGGTTCCCTTCTCCCTTCCTCCCATCTTCATGTGACCATTCTCAAAACCTTTTCCCATGATTTATAATCTGAAATAAACATCCTTAACCTGTGTCTCCCTTGCCTCGTTTATGATATTTCTTCGATCCTCCTCCTTTTGAGAGGCGTACATCTGTACCCTAGATGGATCTACCATCCTATACCAAAAAGATAATACGCTATCAACCACGAAACGGTGGATATAAACGGCCAATCTCCTCGGATCTCCACGCCATCCTCTTTCCATCACCAAGTTTATGATCCATTCCCTATCATCCTTCACCTCGTCCGTTACGGCACGGCTCTGAACCCAAGGGGAAAACGCCCGTAAATGGCCGGTAGCCTCCGACAACGCGTCATTCACTTGACGAAACATCCAATCCGCCGTTTCCTCTGAGGTCTCCAGCCCAGCTCTTTCCTTTCCGGGAAGGCCTGATACATCCCCAACCTTCCATGTCTCGAAATTCACGTCATACTCGATCTCGCACCTCAATAGCGTTATCGTTAACTCAAATCCACGCATATCGACACGTGGCTGTATGATTTTCCTGTCTCTCATATTTCTCCTGTTTCTATAATGACATCATCAACAATGACATCATCGATATCCTTAAACGGCTTCCTCTTGCACTTTCGCGGGGCTTTCCTTGAATAGGCGGTTTCCTCTATCATGGACGCTATTCCCTTTAACTCCTCCTCTAGCTTTCCGGCTAGTTCCTCAAAGTAAATCAGGCACCAGTTCCAAAGGACGAACCACACCACGTATTTATGGACCAAGGTCGCCAACGACTCGCCATCATATCCTCCACGACGATCCTTCATGCGCAACACCCAATTCACGGCATCGGTATCCAATGAGTCATCCGAATCGCCGGGTATATCCTCCAAGATACCGGACAAGGATACCCTCAAGGTCGCCACCGCCTCCTCTATCTTGCGTCTTATAAAAGTATCATCGGCCTCGTTATCATCGGACTGCGAGGAGAATCTTTTACCGGGATCCTCCTTTCTCATATCTCCCAGCCTCCACGTCCACTGATCTATGTCATGCTTTAAATATGTCCAACCTAGATTTATGTCCATATCATGCTTTTTTTAATAGCGGGGGATTCTTCCTGTATATGTTCTTCACGCACATGACGGACATATCCTCCCACAAAGATTTATAAACCCCTATCCTATCAGGCTTCCGATCGGAAAGCCAACTCATCATGGAATAACCTACCAGAGCGTCCAACAGGTTCTCGTCCAATTTCCTGTTGACATTCCAACGTGTATCCTCGGTCCTAACCTCCCATACGAACCCTTCTTCCGAATAAGCGGAAGAGGTTATTATTTTGGCCATACCTTCTTCAAGAACCCTCGCCGCCTGTTCCAGATATGTTCTTATAAGAGGCCTGTCCTGTTCCGTTATCTTTATCTTTAGATATAGGCTTTCCCCGCTATCCCCGACGAGATCACGTCCCTCGAAGCTGGATAGCATCTCGCATTTATCTATCGCCTTTATATATTCAAACTCATATGTCATTTGTGATCCTTTTCTGGCAAAAATAGGGCTTTAGGTATGATTATTTTGTTATTTTGGTTATTCTGACAAAACCAAGTGCTTTTATTCGATTTATTTGCGATTAAAAAGATCAATCATGAAACGACTTATTCCTAAATCACGGTTTTCCCGACGCCCCACGACGGTTGATAGCGTCAAGCACCGCATCAAGATATCAGGCACGGACAAGACCAACATACCTTTACTGTCTAGGTGCCAAAACGCTTGGGAAAACCTTAGCGATTTCAGGGCCACCCGTCTTCGTAATTTCCGTTACGTGTTCGGTGACCAATGGGGTGATATCGTGGTGGACAAGGACGGGGAAAGGGTGAAGGAACGCGATAGGATAGCGAGGCGTACGGGAGGGGTCGCTTTGCAGAACAATCATCTTTTCAAGATCGTAAATACTTTGGCGGGGTTATACGCAAAGACCGCTACCCTTCCCGTATGTTTCGCCCGGCAGAAAGACGCGGATACCAAGTCACAGATGATGACGGACGCTTTACAGACCAACTGGGAAAATAACCTTATGAAAGATGTCCTCACCTCTGAGATGATAGAGTTTATTTGCGGTGGATGCGCCGTGGTAACGGAAGAATGGTCTAGCCATGACGATATAGAGGACAGCTACACCTACGTGGTCAACCCTTCCTATTTCTTCTATGAGTCGAAAGCCAATGATCCAAGGCACTGGGATGATTCCTTGATCGGGGAGATCCGTGACTATACATTAGGCGAGCTGGCCTCGGTATTAGCGGAGTCCGAGTATGATTACAGGCAATTGGAGGAGATTTACTCATCTTGGCTCAATCGTATGGAAAATCTGGGAACCCAGCAGACGGATCGTTTCATGGACGAGTCTTTTGACACGCCTCCCGCCGCCGACCTGTGCCGGACCTACCATGTTTGGACACTGGAGAACAAGCCTAGATACCGTTGCGTGGATATCATGGACACCGATGATCCTATATACAGGATAGAGCTTAGCGATCTTCCTGTTATCAAGAGAGAGAACGAGGATCGTATGCGTATGGGAATATCTCAGGGATTACCACCGGAGGAGATTCCATTGATAGAATACACCTATATAATAGATCAATATTGGCATTTCCAAATGCTATCACCGGACGGACGTGTACTTACCGAGTATGACACGCCTTATGAATATAAGTCTCACCCCTATATTTACAAGCTACACTATTTGGTGAATGGACGGACAGTTCCTTTTATTTCCGTTATCATAGATCAGCAACGATACATCAACCGGCTGATCATGCTTAACGACTTGGCTATCCAATCAGCGGTAAAGGGAGTAAAGATGATCCCTAAAGACTCCGTTCCGGACGGGATGTCCAATCGTGAGTTCGCCGAGCAATTCGTTGAGATCGGATCATTTATTTTTTACGAGCCGTCCAAGAGCGGGAACAAACCGGAAGTCATAACATCGAACTCTACCAATATCGGTACCACGGAGCTATTGCAATTACAATTGAGTTTCATAAACGATATAACGTCCGTGTCGGAAGCCTTGCAAGGGAAAACCCCGTCGGGATCAACAGCGGCAAGCAGATATGCCATGGAAACACAGAACTCCACTACATCTATCGCTACGTTACTAACCAAGTTCTCCACGTTCGAGGCCGAGATCGCTCGCAAGAAGATGAAAACGATCCATCAATATTATCAATCCCCAAGGAATATATCGATGGAGAGATCCGCGGGTTATGCCACTTATAATGAGTATGACCCGAAGACAGTCCAAGATATAGATTTCAAGGTCAACATCAAGGAATCCGCTGAATCTCCGGTAGCGAGAATGATGTTAAACGACTTGGTGAAGGAATTATGGATGGCCGGAGCCATTTCCGCGGAGCAAATGTTATCACTATCATATTACCCCGGATCAGACCAGATACTTCAGTCCATTCAATCCAACAAACAAGCCGTTGAGCAAGGTGGAAATATCCAAGGTATCCCATCGGATCAAATGAACGCGATCAACGGACAGGTTGATCAAGACGCGCTCAATAAGACACGACAAGCCTTGATGTCAGCATAGAGGATAAAGTGTAATGTGAATGTCACTTTCTT